TCCGTGACGGGCAGGAAGGTTGCGATCTTGCGAACCGTGGTCGACCGCTGGGTGAAGCCCAGCGCCGACTCGGGGTAGGCGGCAAGCGTGCCCTGGACGGACTCGGCGATCTCTGTCGCCGCGTTCGTCGCCAGGGTCTCCTCCATGTAGACGACGGCGGCCTGGTCGGTCACGCCGGACGGGATCAGGTCGATGACCTGTATCGGGGCCAGCGCGGCCTCGACGATGCGGCCCGTGCGGATCGTCTCAGGGGTGAAGCCCACCGTGGTGCCGGTCGACATGACCGTCTTCGCTTCGATGTCTAGTTCGGCCATCGGGCCGGTGCCCGAGCCGCGCTTGAAGCCCTTGTAGGCTTCGGACTCGACAAAGAGCTCGCCGATGCTCTTGGCGGGGCCACGCGAGCCCTCGCCGCCGCCCGCAGCGGGGTGCACGATCTGGCTGACGGGCCTGTTGAGATCGTCGCCGATCCTCTTGGTGTTGGCGACGGCATCCTCGATCTTCTGGAGACCCTCGACCTCCTTGCCGAGGGCGGTGAGCTCGTCGTTCAGCCGCCGGACCTCATCGGCCCGTGCCTTGCCGTCCCCCTGAAGGGACCTCACCAGGGAAAGGTCCAGGTCTGGCCCCGCCTCGTCGAAGATGGCATGAAGGGCCTGCTGCTTCGCGGCGAGCTCCGCTCGCTTCTCTACTAACTTGGACATGGTTCCTCCTTATGCCGCGGCCAGTTGGGCCACGATGCTCTGATAGCGGATGTACTCCTGAAGGACGGCTGCCTGCGCCTTCCCCGGGTCGGTCTCGGCCAGCAGCTTTTCGAGTTCTGCCAGCGACTCGCACATGGCAGAGGTCAGCGTGACCAGACGGTCCCGCTTCGCGGCGGAAAGCACCCGTCCCTCTTTGGTTAGCAGCTCCACGCGGTCTCGCGTGCGCGCTACAACAGCGTCAAGACCCGCTCTCAGGTCTTCCGCGCACTTCAGGAGTTCTTGATATGTTAGGCTCTTGATGTCCAGTGTCCCCGTGCCGATGCCGGCGCCCAGCATGACAGGGGAGACTTCGTAGACGTGGAGCTTCTTCAGGAAGCGCACCTGCTGGCCGTTGAAGGGGCCCTCTGACGACTCGAGGATGTCGTAGCCGTAGCTCCATTCCTGGAGTTCGGCGAGGCCCTTGATGGTCCGGTACGTGTCCAGGCCGTGGGCCGTGTCCATGAAGAAGCGGCCTTCGAGAAGAGCGTGCTCCTCTTGCGCCTTGATCTCGCCCCGGCCTACGGGCAGGTCTGCCCACCCGTGATTCCAGGCGCTGATCTTGACGGGAGCGCCGTCTTCAAACGCCCCCGGCAGGGTCACGTCGCCGTCCTTGTCGATGACGTTGAAGGTGCTGAAGATAGCAGTAACGGCGCCCTGTTCGGCGCCGTCTTCCTTGAGCTCTAGGCTCAGGCCCTTTCGTTCCATGTTGTCCTCCTAGCCCGGCGCTACGTCGCAAACGCAGCCGTCATGAAGTGGCGGGTGTCCGAGTTCTATCGTCACTGGCATGGGCTCATCCGCTCCTTCAGGGTGCAAGGAGTCGCCCGCGCTCATGAAGGTCCTGGTGATCTCGACCGTGTTCCCGTCCATCTCTTCGCAGTAGGGGCAGGCCCCCGCGCCCGCTACCCACACGAGGCGCTCAATTCCGGCCTCGCGGTAGGTCTCTTTCGACACGGCCGTGCCTGCCTGGACGATCTCCTGGGCGGCCATCTTGCCGGGGCGCTTCTCGGCCCACTCATCGAGGCGGGTGGTCAGCGCGGCAACCGGGTCTTCGCCGGCCCGCACGGCCTCGCCGGCCACATTCAGTACCTGGCCCCGCGAGGAGCCGATCCAGCGGGCGGCGAATGAGGTAGCATAGGCCCCGAGGAAGAGCTCGAGGGCTGGCGTCAGGCCCGCCTCGGCGCCCACCTCGGCGGCTGCCACGCCCTGCATGGCCTCGCCGTAGGCCAGCAGGCCCGGCATGATCTCGCCTTCAACGTCGTCCGCGTACTCATCGCCATAGAAGGCGTTCACGGCGCTGTCGAAGTCGCTGTGCGACTTGGAGCCGAACGAGGTTGCGGCGGCCCCCATGATGGCCTCGCGCTCGCGGGCTACCAGGCGGGCCGCTACCTTCTCGAAGAGCGGGCGGTGCCTCTCGGCCAGGCGCCGACGGACGACCGCAACCTGCTTCCTCGCCTTCGCCTTCGTCTGCTTCCGTGCTTTGGTCGGCGTCTGAGCGGGAACTTCAACGACAGTCATCTGGCGCAGGTAAACGTCATGCTCCGGCCCCGCCGGAAGCCCCACGGCCCGGAGGGCTTGGCCCTGCGTCACCCAACCTGCGTTGACCGCCGCTGACATGCGCGTGAAGAGCGCGTCCATCGCCGGCTGTAGGGCCCGCACCCTGGTCAGGTCGAAGTCAACGTCGCGGTTCGGCTTCGTGTCGAAGTCCGGCAGAAGTTGGATCTCGAGATCGGCTGCCATCAGGCGCTGCGCCGGAATGAGCACCGAGTCCCACGCGCTGGCCTTTGCCTCCCCCATGTTGGTGAAGGTTGACCGCTCAAGCCCAGCGCCGAGGCCAACGACGATGGCTGGCACACCGAGCACGGCGCAGACCCTCTCTTCAGGGACCCGGCGCAACTCGCGGAGGAGCATCTGCTCAGGCGAGAAGGAGAGCACCTGCACCTTCGTCGGCACCTCCAAGACCATCGGTTCGCCCCGGCGGTCGCCGCCGAACTTGGACATGAAGGCTTCCTTCATCTCTTTGGCCTGCTCAGCGTTGGGGCGGGCATCCGTCGATTCCGGCGAGAGCACCACGCCCGGCACGCCGAGATTCTTCATAAGCGCAGCAGTAAAGTTGGCGCTTTCCTCGTCGGTCCAGATTTCCCTCATCAACGAACGAAGCGGCGACAGACCCTTGCGGGTGTTCTGAGGATCGAGGCCGTAGCGGAAGTGAACGACATCCGCCGGGTCGATCTTGGTGGCGTCTTTCCCCGGGTCGGGCTTGTAGTCGTAGTGGGAGATAAACGTCTTCCCGTCCTCCGGCCACTTCGGCTCCATCGTCCAGGACGGCGCCCACCAGAGTTCCGCAACGCCGCCGAGCGGCGCGCGGCTCTTCAGCCAGTAGGCGTTGCCGGTGAGCTGGTGGTCGGCGATAGTCGCCATCCACATCAGCACGCCGGAATAGAAGGGGTTGGGCCGCTCGATCTTCTGGGGCATCGCGTGAACAGGGATAACCTCACGGCTGGCGTCGGCGTTCTCCTGCACCACGATCACCGGCGCCTCGGGGAATGTGCGGGCGATCCAGTTGACGCAGGCCACGACGATGTTGGAGCGGCTGCCGTCGCCGATCTCCCCGGCGTAGTCGAACTTCGTGCGAGGCAGGAACATCGGCCACCAGCCGGAGGCGCCCGCCCAGCGCATGGAAAGGCCCTTGAGCGCGCCGCCCAGGGCTCGGAAGGGAAGCGTCAACCGCCTGGTCCACTTCATACGACCGTCCACGTCAGCGCCCTCTCTTCGTGTCTCATAGCCCGGTCCAGCGCCATCACCAGCGCCACGATCCCATCGATCTTGCCCTGGCTCGACGCCTTGTCCGGCTTCAGGTTGCCGGCGGGGTCCTGCTTCACAGCCACGTTATCCGCCATCCAGCGCAGGACGGGGTTGCCGCCGTGGTGAACCTTCCGCCCGAGCAAGCGCCGCATGAAGTCTTGCATCGGCGCCGCCATCGAGAGAAAGCCGATGCCGAAGCCGGCCACCTTCAGGCCCTCCTCTGTGAGTTCTGAGGAGAGCTGATGCGCTTGGAAGAGCCGGTCGACGTTCAGGTCGATGAGTCTGAACGTCTGCGCGTCCTTGAGAATCTGCGCCTTGACGAAGGCATAGTCTGTCGCCTCGCCCGGCGTCGTCTTGAGCCAGCCCTGCCGAACCCAGACCTGATAGGCATCGCGGTAGCGATTGGCCGTATCCCTGAGCCGCGCCTCCGGGCACCAGAAGCGAGCCAGCACGTCGATCTCTTCCGGGTCTTCGTCGTGCGGGAAGACCATCACCCAGGCCGTCAGGTCGTTGACCGCAGCCAGGTCCAGGCCGCCGTAGCAGGTGCGGCCCCTTAGCGCGTCCTCCTGGACGATGCCCGCGTTGGCATCCCACAGGTCGACGTCGATCCACCTGGACTGCTGTTGCGTCCACTGGTTCAGGTAGAGCCGCCGAAACACGTTCTGGAAGGCCGGCGCCTCCCGGGCCTTCCGCGCCTCGCCGACCAGGTGCTCCGTCCGCAGGAAGTCGCCCAGCGCCGGGTTGCAGGCCCGCCAGACCTTCCGGCTCTGCCAGTCGGCCTCCTCGGGCGCCGCGTAGATCACGGCGTAGAAGGTGGGGTCTTCGATGGTGCCCGATAGGAGCCGCTGGGCATACTCGTGAACCTGCCAGCAGAGCGACTCGCGGTCGTAGCCCGCGGTCGTGATCACAAAGGTCAGCGGCTGTTCCCGGGCCCCCGTCGATGTTGTCAGCGCGTCGTACAGGTCGCGGTTGGGCTGCACGTGCAGCTCGTCGAAGATGATGCCATGCGCGTTGAAGCCATGAGAGCCGGCCGCGTCGGCAGGGATCGCTCGGTAGAGGTTGCCCGTCTTCGGCACGATGATCCGCTTGGAGGAGTCGATGATCTTGCTGCGCCGGCGGAGCCGCGGCGAGCGCCTCACCATGTCGGCGGCCACGTTGAAGACGATGCTCGCCTGGTCCCTGTCCCGTGCCGCCCCGTAGATCTCCGCCCCCTGCTCTCTGTCCGAGAAGAGCAGATAGAGGGCGACCGCCGCCGCCAGTTCGGACTTCCCGTTCTTGCGCGGGATCTCGATGTAGACTGTCCGGTAGCGGCGAGTCCCGTCGGGATTCTTCCACCCGAACACCTCTCGGATGATCTTCTTCTGCCACTTCCGAAGGTTGAACGGCACGCCCGCCCATTTGCCCTTCGTGTGCTGTAGGCGGTCTATGAAAACGGCCGCCCTGTTGGCGGCCGCCTCGTCGAAGTAGTAGCCAGGGTCCTTCATGCATCAGTCCAGATCATCCTCTGGATCATCCTCTGGCTTCTGCACAGAGAGCCGACTCCTCGCGCTCGGCGTCAGACCGAACTCGGCACAGAACGCGCGCACGAGTTGCCATGACTTCTGAGCGATGGCGACTTCGGGCCGCTGCTGCACGTAGCCGTTCGGGGTCGTAAAGGTCAGGCCCATCGCCGCCAGGAACTTCTCTGCACCGACGGCGCGCCCCCAGGCTTGGCAGTAGGCGGCCAGCGCCCCACGATCCACGAGGGTCAAGAGCCCCAGCCGTTCTAACTCCGGCGTGATGCGGCCCCACTCGCGCTTCGCCTCTGGCTCCAGCCAGTCGGGACGGGTCGGCGCAACGGGCGTGGGATGGGGTTCGGCATGGTTCAGTTTCTGATGGCCGGGGTTGCCCTGGATGATCTTGAGCTGTGTGGGCTTACGAGCAGGACCGGGTTTCACGATTCCCCCCTTGCTTCAACCCTAGGGCGTTTGACTGAAGC